CACCAACTCCACACCGGCTGCCGCCACTTCATCGGAGTTCTGCTCAATGCCATCCAGGAAATCTAAGATCAGATTGGCTGCGCCCTCTACCATCTCCGGGCCCTTGGCTGCAATATCTTCCAGGATCTCTCCCAAAATCTGCTTCCAGCTGTCAGAAAAGCCTTGCAGGCCTACGTTTTTTAGGGAATTATCCAGCCGGACCAGGTAATCTGTCGCCTCTTCCACCACTTCTTTCAGCGGTTCCTGCAAGTAATCATAGAAACTGATGCCCAGCCCCTCTAACGCTGACTTCATGATCGTAAACTTGCCTTGCAGGTTATCCTGCATCGTTTCCGCCATTCGCGCGGCTGCACCATCGGCGTTGTCAATAGCAGTCCCCAGTTTCGCCAGATCTCCCTGCGCGGCATTTACGATCGCTAAAAATCCAGACATGGCTTCTGTCCCGGCAATTTTTTTCGCATATTCCGTTTGCTCAGCCTCGGACAATCCGTCAAAAGCTGCACGCAGCTGCATAATAATCGTCCGCAGGGAATACATGTTTCCGGTTTCATCTTTTGTCTGGATCCCCAATTCTTCCAAAACCGTTGCAGCTTTGTCCGTCGGCGCCGCCAGCCTGGTCATGATACTTCGCAGCGATGTACCTGCCTGGCTGGCCTTGATCCCAGCATTGGCCATCAGCCCGATAGCCAGAGCGGAATCTTCAATCGAAAAACCAAGCGCTCCTGCAATCGGCGCAGCATACTTGAAGGTCTCCCCCATCATGGCCACATTGGTGTTGGCATTGCTGGAAGCAGCCGCTAGTACATTAGCAAAATGGGCGCTGTCACTGGCCTTCAGACCAAAGGCCGTCAGAGCGTCTGTAATAATATCACTGGTCAGGGCCAGATCTTCTCCGGAGGCTGCCGCCAGATTCATAATCCCCTCCAGGCCGCCCAGCATGTCCTCCGTCTTCCAGCCAGCCATAGCCATATACTGCAGAGCTTCCGCAGATTCGGTGGCGCTGAATTTGGTGGATGCGCCCATCTCTTTGGCCTTATCGGTCAGGAGCTTCATGTCTTCTGCCGTAGCGCCAGATATGGCCTGCACCTTGCTCATGCCCGATTCAAAGTCTGAGCCGACCTTCACCGCATATCCGGCAAAGGTGGCCGCTGCCCCGGATACTGCAGCCAGCCCTGTTTTCACTGCCGACTGCAGCTTCTGGATTCCCTTTTGCACACCGGCAGTATCCAGCCGGGTATCAATAATAATGGAGCCGTCTGCCAATCAGATCCCCTCCTCTCACTAACTCACAAGATTCCACTTAAATCACCGCCATGTAACAGCGCCTCTTCGATCAGATTCTGCCGTTTTGTTTCTTCCTGGGAGGCCGGCAGGGCATAGAGCTTTTTCATTTTCGTGTAAAATTCCCGCTTCTCTGTCGGCAGATCCGCCGGCAACTTCATGGCCCGGTATCCCAGGATCTTTACAAACAGCGTATCCGGCTTTAGCCCTTTCATGAGCGCTTGAAATTTCCACCAGTGTAGCTCCACCTCCGTGAGGTCTATCCCATACTGCTCCAAAAAAGCCGCGTAAAGATAAGGCGCATCGGCTTCATAGGAAAATATAGCTTCCCGCTCCTCCGCTTCCTCGTCCTTCCCATCATCCGCCGGCGCTTTCCCGCAGGTATAAAACCAGAAGATTTCTTCCAGCGCCTCCATAAGAAAGAACGGCGGGACCGGATTCGGATAGACAAGTTTCAAAGCCAGTACCAGTTTATCCCCCTGGTTCAGTTCCTCATCCAATAAAAGCGACTCCAGCTTGATCCACGTCCTGAAATCGGTATCGATGGGAAGCTGTAGGGAACCTACCTCTACTGTCTTCGGCAACGGCTCTGTCAAAAGGAAACTCATGCTTTCTCCCTGCGCTGGGCACGATTGGAGCGGTATTTTTTCATTCGCTCGTTAAACGCTTTTTGCTGTTCTGCCGCATGATCTATCATCTGCTCTAAGGCCGCCGTACAGGTTCCCAGATTGGTTTTCTCGCCAAAAACCATACTTGCCGCGCCCTCGCCGAAGATCGCGTCAAAACAATCAAAGATCACATAACATTCTTTGCGTATCGCTTCCGCGCCGCTCATATTTTTGATATCCAGCGTTTCAATTTCCTCATACATTGCATCAAGCGCGGCCTCATATCGCTCTGCAATGTCTGCATCCAAAATATCAAACTCCAACTCTACGCCATTGATCTCTAACATTTATCTTCCCCCCTTACGCTGTCGCCTCAGTAAAACCCGCCGTGAAGCTTTTTGTATCGGTGGCAAAGGTGCCGATCACCGGACTGCCGATCCCCAAGAGATTTCCGGTACAAGCCTGCTTATAGTCGCTGGCTGCAAAGCTTGCGATCTCCACTGCAATCTTGAATTTGCGGGCGTAGTAGCTGTTGTCGCCCTGTGCCTTTTTGGTCAGATCTACAATGATGTACTCGCTCTCTGCATCCTCCCCTGTGAGCTGTTCCTTGCCGATTCTGCAGATAAATTCCACCGCTTTTTCATCCTTGATCTGGTCAATATCAAAGGCGGTAGTCCAGTCGTACCCGTTAATGGATTTGCTGGCTGATTTATCGTTGATATACCGTGTGCTGGAGGTCTGTGCCGCCGGGCTCTCATCTAAAGTCTTAAAGCCCGCCCCCATCAGCACAAATTCCGGATCGAGTGCTGTGCCGACATTCAAATAGTCGGCCTGCATGTGTCTCTGTTTTACTGCCATCTTCATTCTCCCTTCTGGTAATACAATAATCTACACTGGATCTGATATTGCGCTGCATCCAGGTCTGTCTGAAATACGAATCCCTGGCTGATCGCGCGGATCGACAAGGCCTCTTTGCCCACCGGCAGCTCCGGCAGGTTTCCCCGTCTGCTTTCCGTCTCCAGCCAGTCGGCAAAGCGGTCATAAAATCCGCTGTTCTCCAAATTCTGCAACACATCCGGCCCATAGGATTCCCGGCTGGATAGGGTAAAGGAAAACTGCTTTTCACTATCCCCATTGAGATACCGCTGCACAAGCGGCTCTCCTGGTATAGCGTCAACCGTATAGGAATCCGCTTCCGTGTCCAGATACTCTACATGGATGCGGGCAAATTCTTTTAAAAAAGGGCAAGTGCTGATATACTCCCGCACTGCCCCGATGATGCTATCCTGTTTCATACTCTGCCTCCTGCAATTCTAGCGGCGCCTTGTAGAATCCCCTTCAAGTGCGCTGCCTTCATCCGCTCAAACCAATAGCTGCCCCGTTTTGGTGCGCCGTTATAGGTTAAGTCGCGGTTGGTCAAATGCTTCTTTTCGCCGTGCTTCACCCAGGAGGAACCATTTGGCCCCACCATCAGCTTGCCATAGTACAAGTATCTGGCATAGGGGCCGTTCCATTTGACAGTGCCACTCCCGATATCGGTTCCATTGATCCCGGCGTCTTTCAAACCACCGGAAGCAGATTGAAAAGGCAGGTACGGATCACACAGGCGCAGCACCTCGCTGTCGATATACTGCTGCACCCGTCCGCCGACCTCCAGATTGCGAAAGGCTAGGATGATCTGCAAATTATTTAGGATCAATCTCGTCTCAATATCCACTACTTCGCACCTACCTCCCAATGATCCAATCTGCTGCCAAAGATGCGCCGGTCCACCTTGGTGATGGTCAGCACATCATCATAGCTTTGCTCAAGCTCTGCCAGCCGGTGAATCTCATCGATCTCAAAAGCAATATTGCCAAACACGATCTTATCCCCCGGCTGCAGCGTCCAACAGTCTGTTTTATTTTCTGCCTTTGCAAAGGCTTTGGGAGGCAGATAGCCGCGCCGGCGCGTTGCTGGGATTATGATCAGGGCGCTGTCGTCGTTGTCCACGGCCCCTGTTCTGGCAGTGAGGCCCCGCACATTATCCCAGAATATCCCCTCCAGAACTGTGCGCTGCCATTTATCCTCTCTGCCGTCTCGGTATCGATTGTACACCGTACAGCTATGCGGAAATTGCATCGCTAACACCACCTCGCCACAAGGCCGCTGTCTGCCAGATAGAGCATGGCCGCATCATACAGCAATCTATCTGCCGATCTTGCATTACCGGTGGCAAAACTCCGGCTCCAGCTTCCCACACTCTCGCTGACCACCGCGCCGCCCTCGCTCTGTTTTTGCATGGCCTCCACTACGGCGCAGACCGCCATCCGGACGGCATCGGACTCTTTCTGCTTCGCCGCCCGGCCGCCTGTCAGCTGGTTCACATAAAAACTGGCGCGCACTGCCAGCTGACAGAAGGTCTCCTCCGGCAGCGCGCCCCCATAGCTTTCCTGGTAATACGAA